GTGGATCATCAGCATTCGTTGGTGCGATGAGGGTTTCGTCGCCAGCCATTGCAACGACAGAAGCGGCACTTGCCGCAATGCCGTCAATCTTGACCGTGACCTTGCCCTTGTGACTGCGGAGCATCGTATAGATCTGCGATGCCGCAAATACATCTCCGCCGGGAGAATTCAGCCAGACGGTTAGATCGCCGCTGACCTTTGAAAGCTCGTTACGGAACATGGCAGGCGTGATCTCATCGCCGAACCATGTGTCTTCCGAAATCGGTCCGTTGAAGATAAGCTCGGCAGCGCCGGTGTCTTCATTGCGTACCCAGTTCCAGAACTTATTCATCTGCATTTCCTCCTTTCTCTGCGAAAGCACCTGCGTCCTCCAGCTTTGTAAAGCTGCCGTTCACCAGATACAGATTGCCGCCCTCGTCATCGGGGATGGCGTTCATATCCTCCAGCTCACGGATATCGTTGGCGGACATCCAGCCGTTCTGTCTTGCAGTCGCATAGCCCTGCATACGGCTTGCATAGTCGCCGCGCAGCAGACCTTCCACATTGAATTTAATGAAATAGCGCCCCTTTTCGGAATCCGAAAGAAGCGCTTTCTGTAGTCCCTGTTCCCAGCGTACCAGCCACGGATCAAGGGTGTATTTTACGAATTCGAGCGACAGATGCTCGATGTTGCTGAATGTTGCATGGTCGAGGTCACCGATCATGTGCAGCGGCACACGGTACAGGCGGGCAATTTCCTCAATCTGAAACTTTCGGGTTTCAAGAAACTGCGCCTCATTGTTGGGAATGGAGATGGGCGTGTATTTCATGCCTTCCTCCAGAATCGCCGTCTTGTGCGCATTGCTGCTGCCGTAAGCCCGCTGCCATGCATCACGCACACGCTCCGGATTTTTGATGACGCCCGGATGCTCCAGCACCGCAGAAGGTGCAGCGCCGTTCGCAAAGAACGATGCGCCGTATTCATCACAGGCGACAGCAAGACCGATCGCATTCTTCGCCATTGCAATGGGGCTGTATCCGACCAGACCGTCAAAGCCAAGTCCCGGAATATGCAGCACCTGTTCCATCGGCAGAACGATCTCGCCCTGCTGTTTGAAATTCGGGTTGTGTTCGTCGTATCGGCTGTAGCGGTAGATGAGCCTGCCGTGATCGTCACGGTCAACACGCACCTTATCCGGCATCAGTGGATACAGTCCGATAACGTCACCTCTGCCGTTCCGGATGATCTGCGCATAGGCGTTGCCGTAGATCAGCAGATGTGCCATCAGCGTTTCCCGGAAAACGAACGATGTCATTTCCGGATTCGGCTGGTCGTGCAGCAAAAAATACAGCGGGTGCCTCGGCACTCGCTCTTTTCCGCTGTCGGTGTATTGATAAAGGTGCAGGGGCAGTTGTGCGATCGCCTCCGACAACACTCTCACGCAGGCGTAAACTGCGATGATCTGCATTGCCGTGCGGTCGTTGACACGCTTGCCTGCGTGAGTCCGTCCAAAGAAATAACTGTAGGACGGGCTGTCGTAGCTGTCCTTCGGCTTATCCCTCGACCGGAACAGTCCGCTGAAAATGCCCATGTGCATCACTCCTCTCGTTGACTTTTTGTATGGGCTTATGATATAATAACTAATAATCTTTAAACGAAAGAAGGCATTGCATTGATCTATAATACATTTGTTTTATCCGAAAAAGAGTTATCTGACTACGAAACTACAATTCTCTTTTATGCTATTGCATATAACCTTTCACCGGTTTTTCAACTCACTGATGACGACATCATGGGTTTATCTAATATGCTCTCTATTGACAGTACTTTATTAAAGACCGCTTTGCGTGAAGATATTGAAAGCGTGGATACTATTCAAATCGGATCTTTTTGTATTGTTCTATCGGAAATAGGTTTCTTAATAAAGCGTGAATCTTCACATAGAATTATCAAACTGGAATCACATGATTATAATATCTTTTATATGCTTTTTGAGGTTTATAAATGCTACGAGAGTATAGACAATATATCTGATTCACCATCCATTGAAACTGTCAGGAGTAATTTGGAATATCTCCAAACAATTGAGCATTTCTTTGTGAGCTTGAATGCAACTATAGGAAGTTTTGAAAATCAAAAGTTGCCTGAATTTCTTTTTGAATATAAGTACTGTATGTATGATGAAATTGGCTCAAGTCAAATAGATTTAATAAAATATTTAGAGCATCTTCTAATATGCCATACCAATAACTTAGATGTCGAATTCTGTTTTACTTTATGTGAAATCATATCTTATGAATTAAAAAGCAGACTCACGACGATTAATATTGTGATCATTCTTCAAGTGATTAAGCATTCATGTGTTTTTAATCACCATATAAAGAAAATGGCTGAAGAAATGTACGATTATTTTATAGATATTTTCAGAAATACACGTATTATATCCTTAAAAATCAACAGTTTATATTTTGATGTAAATTCAGATATATCTAATCGTACCAAGCAGGATAATACTACGCGCATACAGATTCTTTATGGATTTAGCAATTATGATGATTATGAAATACGATTTGACCTTGCTCACGGTCCCGTATTATATCCGCATTTTAATAATATATCCCCCGGAAATAATACTGCTTCTATATTTACGAAAAGTCGATATGAAGAAATAATACAAAAGCACCCAGATTTCATAAATTGTTTTATTTCTTATCCAGCAGATAACGTGGAAGAAGATTTAGAACCCACGAATTTCGTCAATAGAACTGACCATGTATATGCATTAAAAGAAAGAAAGAATTGTAATTTATCTCCAGAGCAGACAGTTATTTATGACGAAATCTGTAAAAGAACTGATCATGCGCATATTTTTTCCAAGAATTATTCCGAAAAAGAGATCGAACACTTTATTTCATTGATAACTAAAATGCTGCCAAACAAATATTATCAACCAATCGATACTATACACAAGCACGCTGTGAATTGCTTTAGTTTTGATAAACTAATTGATGCAGTTGGTTCATTATGTTTAGCATATATATATAACAACATTTCAATAAAGCAAATTGACATACAAAAAATATTCAAAATAATAGGAGAGATTGCCTTTAATTACAACCTTATCCAAGCTTCTGAGATAAATAATATAAGGTCATTTTCAGAGATCAACTATATTCTTGTAAGTGCAAAAGAGCAATTTGGATTATAAAACCAACAAATCCCTCTCATCATAAATGCTGTCGCCCGTGTCGTTTCCGCAGCGGATCGCACGGTCGAGCGCCATGATCGTGGCGACCGTACCGTCGATCTTCTCGGTGGACTTCTCCTTGTCCGGCTTGATGTTTCCTGCGGGATCGCGCTTGATGAAAATGTTGTCCATATTCCAGCGGAGAACCGGATGCCCGTTGTGGGCAATCTTCTGCTCCAGCGTCAGCTTCATCAGCTCTTTGGTCGGCGGCGACATATCACGGTAGCCCTGACCGAACTGCACCAGCGTGAAGCCCAGTCCCTCAAGGTTCTGCGACATCTGCACAGCACCCCAGCGGTCGAAGGCAATCTCCCGGATATTGAACCGCGTACCCAGTTCGTCGATGAAGTTTTCAATAAAACCGTAATGCACGACGTTGCCCTCGGTGGTCATCAGAAAGCCCTGCCGCTGCCAGAGGTCATACGGCACATGGTCGCGCCGGACGCGCAGGTCAAGCGTCTCCTCCGGCAGCCAGAAGTACGGGAGAATATAATAATGGTCGTCCTCATCGGTCGGCGGAAATACCAGTACGAATGCGGTTATATCCGTCGTAGACGAGAGGTCGAGACCGCCATAACATACACGCCCTTCCAGCAGCGATTCGTCGAAATCGACCTTGCAGGCGTCCCACTTGTGCATCGGCATCCATCGGACGGTCTGCTTCACCCATTGATTCAGACGGAGCTGCCGGAAGGCGTTTTCTTCGCCGGGATTCTGCTTGGCGGATTCGCAGGCAGCCTCGACCTTGTCCATGCCGATGGTTTCACCCAGCGACGGATTCGATTTCTTCCAGACCTCCGGCGAAGTCCAGTCGGCATCATCGGGAGCGCCGTAGATGACCGGATAGAAGGTCTTGTCGATCTTGCGCCCTTCGAGAATATCCTGTGCCTTCTGGTGCTGTTCGTAGCAGATGGAATTGGTGTCCGTGCCTGCCGTCGTGATCAGAAAATACAGCGGCTGCATTCGTGCATCACCGGAACCTTTTGTCATAACGTCAAAGAGTTTTCGGTTAGGCTGGGTATGCAGCTCATCGAACACGACTCCGTGAATATTGAAGCCGTGCTTGCTATACGCCTCGGCGGAAAGTACCTGATAGAAGGAGTTGGTCGGGACGTACACGATGCGCTTCTGCGAGGTCAGGATCTTCACTCGCTTGTTCAGGGCGGGACACATCCGCACCATGTCGGCTGCGACATCAAACACGATCGCCGCCTGCTGACGGTCAGCAGCGCAGCCGTATACTTCGGCACGTTCCTCACCGTCGCCGCAGGTCAGCAGCAGGGCGACCGCAGCGGCAAGCTCAGACTTGCCGTTCTTCTTCGGGATTTCGATGTATGCGGTATTGAACTGCCGGTAGCCGTTGGGCTTCAGAACACCGAACAGGTCGCGGATGATGCGCTCCTGCCAGTCGATCAGCTCGAACGGCTTTCCCGCCCATGTACCTTTTGTATGGGCAAGGCACTCGATGAACCGGACTGCGTAATCAGCGGCGGCTTTGTCGTAATGGGAATCCTCCGCCATGAACTGCGTCGGTGTATAATCTTTCAGCTTTCGCAAGTGCCTCACCTCCATGAGAAAGGCGGCTGCCCTCCGGTAGCCGCCTTCGTGTTTTTAGTTGTATTCGTGCATCAGGATCGCCAGCGCCATCTCTGCGGCTTCGTTCTGGGGCGGAACATCCAGTCCCCGGTCGTAGTTGTAAACAACCTCGCCGTTGATCTTCAGCGTCGCCTTGCTGATCTTGCCGCCGTCGATCCCGTACTGGCTGCCCTCGTCGTAGGCTTTCACCCAGTAATGAACGACCGTGTACTTTCCGTCGCCCTTCGGAACTCCAATCGTACCTTCGTGCCACATAATGTTTTCCTCCGTTTTTCGTAGTTTCCGGTGGGCTTTGCCCTTCCGTTGTACACATATTAACTCTAAACGGCGGATATATCAAGTGTGAGTAATAACAATGATCTCTGCGGTATTTTCCGCTTGTTTGTGTACTTTACGCCCGCCCACAGGAGCCGCGTAAATGCGCTGTGTGGGGCTTGTTCTGGCATGGCATCAGTTTGTGCGGAACCGGCTGCCCGCGCACAGGGCGGCGCTGTGCCGCCCCGGTGGGGCGACCGGCTTATCTGCCGGTCATCCATTCCCATTCGCTTTCGCAGGCGGCTGCGTAGTCTTCGTCAAAAAGGGAATCGTCGTCAATCCATTCGGTTTCGTACTCGATCTCCTCGATGCCCTCGTAGGTCGTGCCGTTTGCAGCGGCGTCTTCCTGCGCAAGGCTGTCGGCGTTTTCTTCAACCCAAACCCTGAAGTCCTCTGCGTCGAGGTCGTCCTCGTTCTCGATCTCCAGTTCGTAGCCTTCCTCTTCGGTGTCGTACCAAAGGATCGTGGCGCTTTTGATCGCCTCGCGCTCGTTCCAGTCGTCTCTGCCTGCCATTGCTCTTGCCTTTGTCATTCCGTAGCTGATCATTGTTTTTTCCTCCGTGTTTCGTAGTTTCAGGGGGGCTTTGCCCTTCCGTTGTGTACATATTAACTCTGAAAGCACATAATAGCAAGCCGCTAAAACTACAGAAGATACGGGGAAAATGTGCGGCGGGTGTTGTGTATATTACACCCGCCGCTTTTCGGTTATTCCCCGAGGGAGATCGGCATCAAGGTGCTGCCGATCTGCACGAAATCGTATGCCTGCCGGAAGAACTCCGTGTACTTCTCGGTCAGCTCCTGCGGCAGGTCTGTGAAGTCATCCTCGCCCAAGCCGCAAAGGAAGAACGTACCCTTGATGACGCCGTAGCCTTTGATCGGGCGGTTCCACTTCTGCTCCGGGTGGTAGAGGGCTTCCTCCTCACACACCAGTGCAACCGGATCATCGAAGGGGTAAATCGCCTGAATGTATCCGCCTACCGTCTGCTGCAGGCTTTCAAGGTCGCCGCTGATCTCCTTTGCGTAGGGACGCTTGCCCGGTTCAACAACTAAAATGTTCATGTGAATGCTCCTTTGTGTTTATTCCGCTTCTCTTGCGGTAGTGACATATTAACTCTGAACCGAGGATATATCAAGCATTATCGGCAAAATAAATGTGACAAACATCACGGCGGAAATGCCGCTGAATTGTACATCGCACAAGAGCCGCACACTTGCGCTGTGTGGGGCGGGTTACCGAAAGGGATACCGTTTGGAGGATATCCGTCCCGCGCCACACGTTGCAACGTGGCGGCTCTGTGCGTCTTATTCTTCGCCTTCGTACTTCTCGTGGATGATGCCGAGAATTTTGTCCTGTTCCTCGCGTCCGACGCCGATGCTTTCAAGCGCTTCACGCGTTCCGCAGTCGGGGCAGATCGGGCTGTTATCCACGCGGGAAAGGGCTGGTCGGGCGGTGTACGCCTGCCCGCATTTCGGGCAGGTGCGTGGCTCTTTGTTGCGCTCTTTCATCGCTGTACCTCCTTTGCGCTGGTCTCGTAGGCAGCATCGAGGAACTTGGTGTCGAAGCCGAAGTTCCGGTAGCCTTCCTCGCAGGTGCGGATGTAGGCAAGCGACGGAATTCCGAGGCTGCGCTCCTCATGCATGATGTACACGAAGGCGGTCAGCTTCTTGGTCTTGCCGCTTGCCAGCTTCACCGGCAGGCGGACTTCCTTCTTGTAGTAGAAGGTCGGGTAGCCCTCGTAGGCATCCAGCCGCTTCTCGTCGGCTGCGGTGACCTCCCAGACCGCGATCGGAACGATGCCGTTCTTCTTCGGTTCGATGGTCAGGTACGCGCCGGTCTTGCTGCCCTTGTAAAGCAACTCGTAGTCGGGAATCACCGTGATGCCGATGGCCAAGTGTTTGGAATACTTCATCGGCGTTGACAGAACCATTGATGGATGGGAAGGCTTAATGGCTGCGCAGGAATGTATTCCTACAAATGAAGATAAGGATCGATTCGGTGCGGATTATCGTGTACTGAACCGAGTATGGAACTCGCTTTCACCTGATCCGTTCCTCGCATCTTATAAATTTGACTATCAGTGGCTTACTCGTGTATATGAGTCGGTAAAGCCAACAACAGACATCGGTGGCCTTGTATGGGCAGCTCTTGGTGCCAAAACAATGGAATTGGTTCATGAAAATCTTATTGTTGGCGATGTACATGAAGATGAGGAGATTTTGGAACTTGATGCAGAGCTGATTGATGAGTATATTGAAAAGCAGAAAGACATTAAGAAAACAACCATGAAGGTTGAGATCGACCTTGTTGCCCGCATCCAAGCACATAGCAAAGATGCCTAACCCAAATATTCTTAAAGATATTGGTGCTGATAAAATTGTAGATGGTGATTTAGAACTCAACGTAGTTAGAATGATCGAAGTTATCAATATGCGTATTGAGTATTTGTATGATAGAGATCATACAATAGGGCATGCTTACTTTACTAGCCTTAGGGGTAACGAAGCAACTATTCATAAACTTGCAAGCATATTCAAGAAGTCGATTATTCCACTATTACAGGAATACTTCTATGAAGACTATAGTAAAATAAGGATGATCCTCGGAGATAACGGAAAAGATAATCCAAATCATATGTTTATCCGCGAAATAAAGAGTGAACCAAACAATGATTTCAGAGGAAACACATCTGATTTAGATATACCAGAATACTACTATCAAATCAATGACAAAGCCTTTGATAACATCATGAGTTATATAGAGATAATAGGTAAGAAAAGCGGTGATTAAATGAAACATCCCGTGGAGCTAAGAGAGTTTGATACCATAATTGGTAATCCAAATTATAAAGAGCAATATGGAGATAGATGTCTTGATGAGGACTCTTTTGCAAAGCTGATAGAGTTTATCCATGCATTCGATTCTGATGATTCAGAATCTGATGTTTTAGATTTTATCAAGATTGGGTACAGGAGGAATCTAGGAGAGACAATAACCTTTAAGAACTATGTTGGCCTCATACAGATGAAGAATAATTGCCAGATTCAAATATTGCCTAAGATAGAATTTCTAAATGGAGAGACAGATGAAACTAAGAAAGTATTTATGAAGATGCTTCGATGCATGAAAGATTTTCCTAGTAAAGTCTTTACAAATGCAAATCTTAAAATAGATCGAATGAATTTATACGAGGTCTTCATAAATATGTACATACAACAGGTTTGGACTCTTGTTAAGCATGGTATAAAATCCTCTTATATAGAACAAGAAGATAACATAACTGTTTATAAGGGAAGGCTTATGGTTAATGAGCATATCAAGACGAACCTCGCTCATAAGGAACGGTTTTACATGGCGTTTGATGAATACCTAGTAAACAGGCCGGAGAACCGGTTAGTAAAATCAACGCTTCTAAAGCTGCTGAGTATAAGCAACAGTGCGGAAAATGTCAAAGAAATAAGGCAGCTCCTGATGTCTTTTGAACTAGTCGAGCCTTCAATGAACTATGATAAAGATTTTGCCAAGGTAGTCATTGATCGTAATACTAAAGATTATGAAATATTAATGAAATGGTCGAAGGTATTCTTAAAAGATAAGAGTTTTACATCCTTTTCCGGAACAGAGAACGCAAGGGCCTTACTGTTTCCTATGGAAAAAGTATTTGAGGCATATGTTACTCAAAACATGAAGAAAATATTCAATAGAGAAAAATGGGTTGTTTCTGCACAGGACAGAGGTCATTACCTATTCAACACATTGAACGGTGATAAGCATCTGGTCAACCCTGAAACTAATCGGATAGTGTCAACTATCCCCCTTAAAACTGTCGAAATGGCGCCAGAGATGACACAAGCTATAACGAACTTCTCAATGCAGATGCAAGTTGCTCAGATTGCAGAGCAGATACAATCTGTTCAACTTGCCGTAGAAGAAGTCAGAACTGGGCAAGAACATGATCGTCTCGCAACTGCCTATAGTTGTCAGCAACGCCTTCTTCAAGCAATAGCGATTAGAAATCCCCAACTTAAAGCAATGGCACTATTGCAGTTAGTTGCATCTATTGAAGATAGCAGAAATCTATTGATGCTAAGTCAAAAGAGTAATGTCAAATTTATTAAAGACCAACCTCAAAAAACATTTATGAAGATGATTTCTGGAGCTTCACCAGATCAAATAGATACAAGAATGAACGAAATACGCGAAAGCTTATGTGCTGTAAACATGGTATCGTTTGTTGCAGCCTTAGCGTATCAGGAACTAGGTGAACCTGAAGCTGCAAAGAAAAGTCTTGCTTATTTCGTGCAATTCATCGATGACACTTATACGAAAGATCCAGATTTAATTCAAAGATTGAACATGATTGACAAATCTACCGAATATTTCTGGACAAAGAAGCTGTCTGAAATCAACAATAACATAAAATCACTTCCCGACCTACTGGATGAACCGTTATTAGAAGCTAAAACATATACAGAGGAGGAAGATAAATGAGCAGTTCAAAAGATAACAAAGTATGCAAAAACAAAAAATGCCAGAAAATACTGCCTGCTGGTTACAAATATAAGTATTGCGAAGCATGCAGGACCCAGCATGCATATACCGCAAAAAAGGTTATAAAAGGTGTAGGTTCAGGAGCAGCAAGTCTTGTAGTTTTAATTGTTACACGTGGAAAGATTAAACCCGGTAAATAGTAAACGTTTTCACATAAAACAATAACGTCCGAGGAAGTATAAACATGGATACACAGATGATCATAAGTAAAGTCAATTCATTTCTTCATGAGGCTACTTTAAGTCTCGTAAAATGGCTAAACAATATATTACCCAAAGTATCAGACGACTGGTGGAATGCATGCGTAATTCCCAGCTTAAGCTATACTCAAAGACAGATTGCAGAAGCAAAAAAGTACAGTAGGCTTTCCGATTTTGACCTCTCTTCCCTGCTGCGTATAACAAACAAATCATGGTATGATATGAGAACTATAGCTTTTCTCCCCTCAAGAGAAAGAGAAGTAGTTCGGAACATGATATTCGTACGTAATAACTGGGCACATTGCAGCGCTGAACTTCCCGGAAAAGACACAATAATAAGTGATTTGAATACAATCAATTCATTTCTGATTCAGATCGAAGGTAATCCGTCAACCTGCAAAGAAATACTTGATTTTATTTCTTTTATTGAATCACCAGATAGCATTCCCACTATAAATAACTATAACTTATCTCCCGATGTTCATGCAGAAAAGTTATCAGACAAATCATCAACAGGAAGAATAACTGTAAACAGCATGGTGTATCTTGTTGCTGTACCTGATATTAAGGGAATTGTTGTATCAATTAAAGAGCTTGACACTGTAACCAAGTACGATGTATTTGTAAATAACTCAATTCAAAGCTATTATACAGGGCAGATCGAACTTGTTCAGGATTCTGTAGAGTACAACTGGGTTAGTATCGATGAAGTCCGTAATTATATGACAGCATATCAGATTAACAACCCTTCTTCTCAGAATCTGTATTCCCTTAATTCAGCAAGAATCGATTTTGTACCATATCAGTTCAGACCAGCGCTAAAAATGATACATTCAGATGAACCCAGAATCCTTATAGCGGACAGCGTTGGTGTAGGAAAAACTATTGAGGCAGGTCTTATCATAAAAGAACTTGAAGCAAGAAACGAATTGGAGCGTGTCATTATCATTTGTCCAAGACCGCTCGTAGCTGAAAGAAAATGGGAACTTGAGATGAAAAGGTTTGATGAGGAATTTATCCCTATAGATGGTTCAACATTACGTCAGATTATTTCAGATACAGACCGAGATGGCGAGTGGCCAATACGCTATAACAAACTTATTATTCCCTATTCTATCATGGATTCAAAGATATATAACGGTGAGCATTCAAAAAGAACAAGATGCTTCGGATTATCAGAGCTTGACCCAGAGCCGCACTTTGATCTTGTTATAGTGGATGAGGCTCATCACATCAGGAACGGTAGTATGGATAAAGAAAAGGCATTTGCTTATAAATGCACAAAATACTTCTGTGATCACGCTGATGCGGTAGTAATGCTAACTGCAACACCACTTCAGACCGGAAATAGTGACTTGTTTACTATACTTAATGTTCTTAGACCTGATGTCATAATAGACCAGAAGACTTTTGAAGTAATGTCCCGCCCCAATGCTTACATCTCAAAAGCTGCACGAACAATACGTAAAGCAGAAGAAGGTTGGGAGCAGGAAGCCATCTCCTACCTACGAGATTTACAAAAGACTCAATGGGGAGACAACGTAATAGCTGAAAATCCTTTATATGATGATATATTGATTCGACTTGAAAAAGATGATATCTCTCGTGAAGAAAGAGTAAAACTCATTTCTGACATAGAATCTTTACATAGCTTCAGCACTATGCTTAATCGTACAAGAAGACGCGATATACAGGATTTCTGCGTAAGAAGATCACATACTGTTTCAATTGAGTTTACCGATTATCAACGTCGCCTTCATGATGAACTCATCAGCTTTGAAAGGTCAGCTCTATCTATGTTGCATGATTCACGTTCTGTCCCTTTCATGATGAGTACTATCAGAAGACAAGCTGCAAGCTGTATTTTTGGACTTGCACCATATCTTCGTGATATCGTTTCAAGAAGAATCCAGCAAATGAATGACGATCCGGAAATAGAATACTCTGCATTTGATATCGAAGGTTATTCATGTGATGCAATTTCATCGCTTGCACAAGACCTTTTAGATATGGCGGATAATCTTCCTTCCGATGATCCGAAATTTGACGAGACATTGAAAGTCATTATGAAAAAACAGCAGCTTCAGAACAATAAGATAATGATATTCAGTACATTTCGGTATACTTTATTCTATCTCAGAAAACGACTTTCTGCGCTAGAAATACGTGTAGGACAGATTGATGGAAGTGTAAGAGATGCCGAAAGATATACTTTAAAGGAAAGATTTGAGCTTCCAAAGGATAATCCTGATGCATTAGATATTATGCTATTCACAGAAGTTGGTTCAGAGGGCCTCGATTATCAGTTCTGCGATATGATGATTAACTATGACCTGCCATGGAATCCTATGAGAATTGAGCAAAGAATAGGACGAATTGACAGACGCGGCCAGCAAAGTGAAGCAGTAAATATATATAATATCATAACTGAAGATACTGTTGACGCAGACATCTATTATCGCTGCTTATCAAGAATCGGTGTATTTGAACAGAGTATAGGTGATTGCGAGGAAATCCTCGGAGAAATTGCTGAAGCAATAGAGGATATTGTGTTAGATTCATCTTTAACTGAAGCGGAAAGAAAAGCAAAAATAGAGCAGATGGCAGACAATGAAGTCAGAAAAGTTCAGGAATTATCACGACTGGAAGAATCCGAAAAGGAACTGTTTGGTTTTGATTTAACTGAATTCACTACATCACAGGAAATCAGACAGGCTGAAAATCCCTGGCTTTCTCAGCATTTCTTGCAAAACCTTATCGAAAACTATATTAACAAACGAGTTGGAGTAGGGACATATATTATTGGCGAGTCTCCCATGAAAAATCTCCGTCTTAACGCAACAGCAAGAGACATACTCCGTGACGATTTAAGAAAACTACCCGGTCCAAGGAATGCACTTAGGCGATCCTGGGAGAATTATCTGAACGGAAAGAAACCCAACCATTCTTTGACATTCGATTCTGATGCCGCAATGAATGACAGAGATAGTTTCTTTATTACTTCAATGCATCCACTTGCAAAGCAGGCAGCAGAATTCTTTAAAGATAACAAGACTTCATTTCTCCGTCTCAGATATTTCACATCCGAAATTCCTGCCGGTGATTACACATTCTCAGTATATGCATGGAAGTATCTTGGTTTCAATACACACACCAGAATTATCACAATATGTAATAATGAAATCATTTCCAGCGAACTTCCTTATATTTTCGAAGAATCTGTCGGAATAGATGGTAGCGCTTCTGGTAATTATGATTGGACAGACCTTGAAAACCTTCATGTTCAGAAATGGATTAACGCTCAGGAAAAGCATAAACGAGATATACAAACAACTCTGTCATTCCGATTAGAAAGTCTTGCGAACAACTATCGTAACAGGATACGTTCTTATGAGCAGCAAATCAGAGACGCTGTTGATGATAACATAAGAAGAATGCGTCAGGGCGAACTTGAGAATACACAGGAAGAGTATGAGCGAAGAATTGAAAAAATTAAAGAAACGGCTGCACACGCTGAAATCTACACATCACTCATGGTGAATGGAGTAATTACTATTGTGGAGGGCTAAGTATGGGTAAACTTCAACAGCTCAGACAGCAATATGAAAATATGGATTTTCGCGATCTTACTTCAAGACATCTTGAAGAGTTAAGTAGCGGATTAAAAGAGGTAAAGCCAGAAGAAATCAAATCCTCAAATGACGGAAAGGCCTATGTAGATTTATTAAGAAAATTCAGAGAAGCAGTTGCGGAGAACGATAAATTTCACGGACAAAACTACCCTAAACTGCTTAATTCCCTATTATCGGTTGGTGAAGATGGATTATACTCCAATAATCTGAGGTTTATCTTTGAACTTATTCAAAACGTCGATGATTGTGACTATTTAAGTAATAATGATCGAATACTTGATATGCACTTCGATTTCAACCATAATGTTATTAAACTTACCTACAATGAAGTTGGTTTCACACCATTCAATGTATTTGCTATTACAGGTATTGCTGAAGCAGCAAAGAATGTCAGCTCTTCAAAGAACCAGATCGGCGAAAAAGGAATCGGTTTTAAATCAGTATTCGGAGTGGCTGATAAGGTTCTGATAAGAAGCGGTTGGTTCTCCTTTGAACTATATAAAGACAAATTCACCATTCCAGTCTCTGCATATATAACAGAAGAGTATATAACCGGCACACAAATGGAGCTCTATGTTCCAGGAAAAGTTGAAAAAATTTATAGGGAGATAAATAATCAGTATTGTAACAAGGAAGCTTTATTCAGTAAGAATCCTCTACTCTTCCTGAACAAACTTACATCATTAAAAATGTATTTTGATGTATGGAGGCGAATGGAGTTCCATGTTTCCCGCTCCACATCTGCGTGTAATGATAAAATAAAGATTGAAAGAAATGTAGAAATATCGATAGATCTGCATAATGCTGAAAACTGTACTGAAAAAATAAATACCAATATGATAAAGTGTACCCGCTACACCTACCCTGTTGTATTCAGTAAAAATGCATGTAAATCTCGTTATGGAGAGAACACAAAGGTCGGTGACCCGCACGGAAAGGAAATGTCTCTGATAGTAGTAATTCCCAACCCGGAATATATTTCAGAAGTGGGTTCAGGAGCCCTTTATTCATTCCTTCCAACTCAGCTGAAGTTTACAGTCCCGATTGTTTGTCATGTTCCATTCAAACTTGATGCCTCAAGAGAGTTTGTCGACCCGCAAAACAATAATACATGGTTCAAAGAAGCCTGCAACTACTTTTCAGAATTATTAGATTTTCTATATCAGGACTGGAAAACTGTTGTCAGAGAAAACATCACCTTGTATCTTCCTGGAATAAAGGATAGTATATTTGCAAAGAATAATGGAAAAGAGCAATGCTTAAGTGAACAAAAGAATTTCTCATCAAGACATTTCCTGACTCTACCATTGTTTTATACTAATGATAATGACTATCATCCTGCTGAAACAATATTCTGCTTTGATCAGGATGAACGCCTTTCTAATCCACAGAAAGTTTATGAAATAATGGAATATCAATCACCTTTGTTTATTCCAAAATCATCAATAACACAATTTCAGTTCAAAACAGAATGTAATATCAATCTAAAACTATTCAGAAAAGCGCTTTCTAATGAATCAAAAACTTCAGAAGCACTTAATTATCTTGATTCTGTTGGCTTCGAGTATAACGAAAGTCTTTTATCTGATCAGGAATCTCTTATCCTCACTAAGGAGCAGATTGAAATAATCTTCAGACATCATGCTCTATCGTCAGTTCTTAAAACTCTGGCCTGTAAAAGTATTCAGCACAACAAGCGGCTCAAAATTTCAATTATTGACGCTACAGAGTACAATCTTTCAGAAGTTATGTTTGAAGGCTTTGATCTGAGTGATACTCCGGATAGAGTAGCAATGTATATGAGATACTGCGACGAAAACAGTTTCTGTCTTAACATAGGTAAAGACGAATTTTTTCCATGCTTTAACGGTATAGTGCTTTCGGAACAGAACATGGTTTCGTCATTTGCTGCATTCTGTTACAATATAGACTCAAATGCTAATTTTGCTATTCGTATAAAGCTAAGAGAAGCATCTAAAAACCTAAATCATATTGTAAAGAATGAAACAGGCACACCTTCAGAATATTTGAAAGCTCTTCGCGAGAACAGACTATTAGTTAAAGATACGCTTGGTGACACAGGCTATAAGAATTATATCGACCTTATTCTGAATTCAGGAACCGACAAGGGCAGATTTATTCAGGAAATACTCCAGAACGCTGATGATTGTATATATGCACCCGATATTCAACCACATTTTTTATTGAAGCAGAATGGTAATTTAATCATAACAGAATATAATGAAGTTGGATTCAATCGTGCTAACATACGATCAATTACGGCTATCGGTGAATCGACAAAGAATAATATTGTCAATGGACAGTTCGGTACAATCGGAGAAAAAGGCGTCGGTTTTAAAACTATTTTTGCAGTTGCTTCCAAAGTTAACATTCGCAGCGGAGAATATGCATTTTCCTTAACCGATCATGAACCTACAATACCCCGACCTATAAAATCAGCATGTGAACCCACGGTTGAAGGAACTCGTATGGAAGTGTTTCTTAAGGAAACCGATTCAATACCTACATATAATGATAAAACGATACTTGAATTATGTATTTGTCTTAGAAAACTCCGCCACATTCAGATAGAGAACCACGTGGTGAAGATTGAGGATACTAACGATCATAGAATTGTGACTATCGACAAGAAAAAACACGTCTTCAAACGCTTCACACACACCTTTACAGTTACAAATGAAGAAGCCTTGAATGAACGGCGTAACGGTAGTCGTATCATTTCTTCAGAACAGGATATTATTTGCTTTGTCCCAGAGAAAGGCACAAACGCAGATTATCCACTTTATAATGGACTTCCCACAAAACACCGAATAAAAATACCGTTGGTAATCGATGCACCATTTGCCCTGACTACATCACGTGAGGAAATCGAAACTGATAGTTCCAGATGGAATAACATTGTCAGAGAGGAGATGTATACAGCAATTCTTGAAGTAATTGATTCACTAAAGAATGAAGAACGTGCTAAAATATTCCGATTCATTCGCTTTGTACATCGTATGCAGGGACTCGCACATGTTTATGTAAATGATATATCTGATTGTCCATTTATAACGGAGTATAATTATCTGGATATTGTTAGAAAGCAAAGGCTTCTGCCTACATTCAATAACAACATATTTGCCGTTCCATACGATAATACTGCGTTTCGATTTCCGGAAGCAGCAAATTATCTCTTTAGTAATAACGATCCTTCAGAGTATGCTGGTATTCCGCCCGAATCGATTATAGATGCTAGTTCATCAGATTCAGAAGTAACTTTAAACGCTCTTGGATGTGAAGCAGCATCTTTTGAAAGGGTATTCCCTATAATCAAAGAACACGCTGAAAAATACATTAAAGATGAATCTTTTCGTAACAAGCTTTATGAATTTCTTCAGTGTACACCTAATGAATACCACCATTTAGTGAAGCAGCTAGCTATTATTCCGGTCTATGGCAAATCATATAGAAGCATTAAATATATAGCTTGGAAAGATGATAGTATCTTCGTTAAAAGCGGTTCTACGGTTTCTACCTCAGATTACTACGTTCTTAATGAGCAATTACTTCCTAAAAGCATGTGCGAAAAAATACTAGGTGTTAATATCAACGACATGAATAAGGAAACAGAAAAGAATCGTTATAACTCTTCATTAAAGAGAATCATTCAGGAAACTGAAGACGATGAGTTGTATTACTACTTATTAACAGAATTCAATAATAAAACTCTTCGCAGAAATGAATCATTTGATATTTTATATGCACTGAGAGAATATCTTCCTTTAAAAAATGAACTCGGGGAGATTTCAACATCATCGCTGTTCCTTTGCAATCAGCCTGTAGGTTATTTCCCTGTTCAAATGATCCAGTCGATGATCGTTAATAAAGAATGTTCTGATTTCGCTCAATTTATTCGTTGCGAAGAGCTAAGTAACATCCATTATGAAGATATAGAATACGATGATGTTTTAACAGCTGATGATGTCGAGATTCTCCAGGATGACTATTTTATCAATTCTGAAGAGATACTTCGAGGCTTCTACAAAGACGGTCTATTACCTCAGGAATTAATAGACGAATATGGGTTAGATTTTCTGACAATAGGACGTCAAAATGTAAATGATGAGGGATACGAGTTCCCTGAAGTTCCAATAGGCAATAGACTTATGATAAGAAATCATGTAAAAAAGCAATGGGCAAATCCTATAAAAGTGGTAGCCAGAATCGAGAACCGAACTGTCTACAAAGGAGAAAACCCCGACGGATCAGTATTTGACCTTGGTTATGAAGACGCTCGCAAAGGAGCATTGCTTATATATACTCCTGAAGGCGCAACAGAACGGTGTTTCTGCCAGATGTGCCATAGTGTTAAACCATATAAACTTATTGAAGTCAACAATCTTGAACTCAAGCCGGATTACTATTTCCGACAACTAAGAGTTTCTCTATGTCTTGAATGCAGCAAAAAATTTGAAATGCTAAGAAATAATGTAAGAGTTAGAAAGACATTTATTGAAGCAATTATGAAAACTCAAATATATCAGGATCAAGGCGCAGTTGATATACCTATTGGTGACGAAGAAGTTATAACATTCACGGCTAAACATCTAGCTGAAATCCAGGAGATTTTCTACGCTAAAGGAGTATAAGTTTCTTTATACATTTTCTATATGCTAATACGATTTCAGTCATATTCTACCTATTATCTAACATGCTTCACATTTTTACATAATAAATTCAATGAAGAGAGCTTCAGATCTGGCTGTTTTTATGATGTGTTATACTGATAGAACGATCGTCAAACGCCCAAAAATCTGGTAGAATATAAATGATAAAACAGGAGGGAAAAAATGTCTGAATACTTTTCTATCTTCCATTCAAATCTTGAAAGAGTTGATAGTTTGTGCAGTATCTATACAAAGCTAAAAAATGATGGCTTTTCAGATTCAACAGGATATAAATTAACCGATATGCTGCGAGCAGCTACAGTATTACTACATTCTTCATTTGAGGAATATTTTAGAAGTATTTTAACACAATGGTTGTCTCTCAGAGGTAATGAAAGCACCTTGAAAGATATTTGTTTACCATCAGATGTTGGCAAACATTCTCAGAAATATTCACTTTATTCTCTGTTAGAATATAAAGGTAAAACAGTTGATGATATATTTGTTGAATCAGTCCATGCATATATGAGTAGAACAACCTTTAATAGTTATTCTGAAATATGTACATGGGCAGCTAAGATTCGTCTTGATTTGGGTGAAATCAGTAATTCAGAAAATAAATACTATGAAGATATTGACAAAGCTGTTAGCAGGCGTCACAAAATAGTACATGAAGCTGATACTTCTCGTAATGATGAAAAACAAACCAGCAGAATCTCCGGAATAACCCCTGGCATGGTTTCTCAATGGAAAGAAGCTTATGAAAAGTTAGTTAAGGTTATTGATACACAGGTAGATTCTTGGACATAACAAAACACTTAACATGCATCAAATGCACTTCTCTTTATTTCGGGAAATTGTTGTATAATAAGACTTTAGAAAATACGTAAAGTATCTGTAAACCTTCGGATTTCATGTGAGCAATCAGGTTTTCGCTGATAATTCGTGGTATATCTGCAATGCACACGTCAGAGCAAACCATAACGACCTACAAAACAATGTTCATTCCACAGCGGAATTCTTGGAATTGTTTATGGAAAATCTGCTGACTGGCGCAAATCATGAACTGAAAAACAGGTATATGCACATAGATTATTCAGAAACATCCCAAAGTGCAAATCCAGAGATTTCAAAGTGCAAAAATTGCACTTTGAAAGAATTTGCGATTCTTCGTGAGATTTCCAATAATCCTTCTATTACACAGAAAGCACTGGCTGAAGCAATCGGTAAATCCGAGCAAACAGTGAAAACCAGAACAGTAGAGTTGTAAGCAAAAGGATTACTTCACCGCAAAAATGGAAAGAGAAATGATCAGTGGGAGATGCTGGTTGATGTGCATGTCATTCGACTATCACCACAAAACATACTTTGCAAGATTCTATGATCATTAATACTCGAATGGGAATTACGGAACATCTCAGCTATATTCAGAGCCATTCATAAGCAAAGTATTTAAATCGAGATAGTCGAGGCAAAAACTTAATTCACACTCTCGTTTAGCTGTCAATATAAAAGCTATTTTGCTTATTGCCCCGCGAGTACAACAATGCTGGCATTTTTTCACGCCAAATAAAAACAACCTATCTACCCACTCACGGTACCACTATCCCCTACCCCGACAATGTTGTATATTAATAATTATCATATCAAACGTATCGACGCACGTTGAGTGCGTGGTTCTGATGTCAAGGAATGAAAGCTGAAAAACCCGATTTTACGGCGGTTTTCGGCTATACAGTTAAACTGCACACTCAACCCCGGTATGGTTTTTGCTGTATTCGGAAAGACATCTACGCACTAAAAACGGCTGACAACATTTCTGCACACTGAGGTTAGTGCGTCAAAATGATAATTGGCTTTTGGTAGTGCGTCAAAATGTTGTCAGAGAGTGAAAAGTGCGTAGGATCGCAAAAATGATACATATCAAATATTGCGATTGAGGGATAGGGTTGAGTGCTTAGAAATGTTGTCATAGAAACCATTACAAAATAATCCACCACATCAAAGGATATTAGTTATCCAATGATGTGGTGGATTTTATCTTACACTAGCTTAT